CAACATCCTGCCACAGAAACGGTGTATTTTCTGGTGTAGTGGTATCAGTAACGGATGTTAAAGTCAACCCGTCAAGTGAAGCCCAATCAACGATTGCCTTAGCCCTGAATGATGCTTCAAAGTTGATAAAGTCACCGTTGCGGCTTAGTGTCAGGCTTTCGCAGCGTGCGCCAGTTACCTTTACACCATCTCCAGCATCAGCACTTGATGCGGGGACAGCACAGTAGATGGTGTAGCTGTAGCCGCTATCTGTAGCAGGGATTGTAAGTGGGGTTGCATTATCGCCAATTGCCGCCTCTAAAATCCACTGGTGAGCATCGGTCAGGATTCCAGACAGTGTGCATGTTGGCATCTTGCGGCCTTTGCCACGCTCTATCGTCATCGGTGCAAGAGTCTGCGTTTTTATTGCAACGTCAAAAGATTGAACGCCGTAATCCCACTCAAACATTGATGCGATCTTGTCTGTCGGCGTAGTCTGTTCGGTTCCATAGCCGGCTTCTTTACCAGCCAAAATCACCGTTTGGTGTCTGTTTAATTGTGCCATGCGGCCTCCTATCTAACTGTACTTAGTTTTATTCGCAGCGTAATAACGCGCATATTTGCTTCTGGCCCGATAAACGCAGAAGTGTTTGTTTTTTCGGTGTTATAATCGCCCTTATCAACGCTTAAAATCTCAGTGCATAGTGCAGCACCACCAAGAGTCGGATCGTTGATAATAGCGTCACAAATGGAAGCCTGAACGGTAAGATTATCAAACCGCAGCTTGTCGTTTAACTGGTAAAGGTGGATTTCCGGGAAGTAGTCATAATCATACAAACCGTTACGCTCAAAATCTTCGTCAACCTCCTCATTACCGTCCCGGATAAGTACGGCTGGCATGTTGTCGTGTGTTACCTCATTCCAATTTGGGTAAATCCCTACGTACTTGACAACGCTCAGGTCTTTTATCACCTTGCGGATGTATGATAGCACGTCAGATTGTTTATTGATCATGCACGAACCGCCTTTTTCAGTTTTTCTTTAAGCCGTTTAGAAATGTAACCCATGTTTTGCTTAGACAGTTCAAAAAATGGTCTTTCAGGATTGTGTCCCTCACCATTATGGTGCCACCCTGCTTTTTTGCGCTGCTTTCCATCTGGGAAGTATATGCGGCCTCCACCAGCAACACGACCAACTGTCATCCCGTTAAGCATGTGTGATCTGAATGTAAGGTTCACCGGGCTGTCTGGGCGGCCACTGCGTTTTTTAAACTTCTTATATTGCTCGTTATATGGATGAAACGCAGTCCCCTTGTAATCCTTGCCTGATTGTGTGCGCTTCTGGATGTCATTACGCACATCAGACAGCACCAAGACTATCTGTTTATCAACATTGGCAAGCTCTGTTTGTATCTTTTTGATACGCCCAGAAACGGTTTCAACCAGTACAACGCTCATCGTGTAAAACTCCGCGTGTTTTCAGTTTTATCACGGTAGTTGTCGGTATCTCCGTCAAGATCAACGTCAATGTTCTTCAGTTCCCATGCCTTATCAAGATGCAGTTTGTACATTTCACGATAGTACACCATCTTGTGCCAGAAAATCGAATCTTCGTCACCACGGGCCAAGTCAAAGAATATAAGCTCAAGTGTTTTCATGTGAGATGCCATATCAAAGATTGACAGGTTGGTGATAAGGTCTTTTGGCTCATCCCCGGCGCTGTAGTCTACGTAGTCACGGAATCCGTTATTGATCAGCATGAGTTCAATGTCAACTGCCATGTAGTCTTTTGCAACTGAGATTTTGTCAGCCCACTTGCTTGTACTGTAAATTGAGATTGTCCCAGAGTTAACGGCTGCACTCGTAGCAACTGCCTTCAGATAATCTTCTGTGTCCGACGTTACGATCCAGCGGAAAAGCTCAGTATCAGCGGTTACAGTCAAATCGCCACCAGAAGGCGTAACACTGTAGTTCACATTGCCGGTTGCAATGTTGGCAAATGTGGTGTCATCGTCGCTGTCAACCAGATATATCGTCAGCTCTTCACCGTCTTTAACCGTCAGCTGTGTGGCTGCAATGGCAACAACTTCGTCACCACGTGAGACGGTAATTGAGTCAAACTCTGGCGCTGCTGCTGCAATGCTTACACCTTCGCCAATGTACGATGCAGTCCCGGTTGACGTAAGACGTGTTATCTCACTTTCCAGCTTCAGTAAATCGTCAATTGTGGTAAAAGTTTGTGTCGCCCAGCTCATTATTTCTCCATAATTGGGGAGAGCCGAAGCCCTCCCCGGTTATTGTCACACAAGCGGAGACACAAAAGCATCTACCTTGTCGGCTGATTCGTCTGCGTCAGTGGTGTATTTCAACTGTACGTAATCATAGTTCATCAGAGCAATAAGCTCTTCGGGAATTACGCACATGGTGATAAGCTCACCGGCAGCCCATGCAGCGGCATCATCATCTGATGTCTTGTGGTAGATGTAGTAGTGACCCGGTACTGCTGTTTGAGTTCCGCTGTTGTCATAAGAGAATGGAGCAACGGCAGAAGCAGCAGTGTCGGAAGTGAAAAACTCAAGCTCGATATTGAACGCCTGACCGGTTGCAATCTCAACCGCATTGTTGGCGTAAACATAAATTGCAACTCCACCATTAGTAGGCCCACCGATGTAGACCATGTTGGTAGAGTCAGCAGATGTAGCATTGGGGAGCGTTTGAGCATCGCTCAATTCGCCAAGGATTCGTTTACCGTAATATGCATTACTCATGTTGCCCCCTAATATACGTCTTGCTCTGTGTCGAGGATGTTATCTTCAATCATGAAGGGAATCCCGTTCCACGAGTCAATACGGTTGTCATAGCCAAAGTCATTTGGCATCATGTCCATTTTGCTGTTTTTCAATTTATACAGCAACCGACGGGCAGTTGTGTTACCATACAGCACGGTATAACCCGCACCACGTCCGGCCTTAACAAGGTCAAGCAGCTTGTCCATGTTGTCCGATGTTGGGCGGTCATCAGTGTCGTCCTGCAACAGCTTGTACACTGCAATGTCATACTTTGTGGTATTCAGCCACGCCATCGAGGTTTCATAAAGCACCTGATAAACAGGCTGGTACAACCCAGTTGTTGAATTATACTGCAACACACTTTGGCCGTTATTCATTACCTTTTGGCGGAACAGGCCATCTGCGGCAAGTTTGGAATTGAAAACAATCCCATTACGTCCAGGGCGATAATGAACAGCAAAGATCGAAGTGGTAGAACCAGAAGTCCCAGAATCTTCAATCACATTGCCATACTCTTCAGCATATTCATGCCAGCCCTTGAATCCAGAAACATCACCATGGGTTGAGTTAACACCATAGATGATACGCTGCATCTGACCCTGACTAAGGCCTTCAAGGAATGCTGGACGCTGCTGCATGAAGTAATTGGCAACACCAATCTCTTCACATAGTGATGCATCTTCAGACTGAACAGCACCGAACAACTTGAGGTCAAGCTGGTAGATGTTGTTGTCAACGGTCTGTGCAGAATAGCCGCCGTTGATTTCACGGTGCGCACCTGTCGGTAGTGCCGAGGTCTTTTTGTACTTATGGAATGAACCATGAGTACTTGGAATAGCTTGTGCGGACATCAAGACGCCAGAATCTTTAACGAGATCGTCAATGATTGCGGCCTGATCAGCCCCAGAGTATTCCTCAATTAATCTACGAATTGTGGCTTGTGCCATTTCTTCTCCTATTTACCACCAAAGCCCTTTACGAGTGGGTCATTGGATGATTGTATCCGTTTGCCTTTTGGCGGATTGTCATCACCGGGAGGTGTTTCATGTGAGCCGAAAAACCCGGCCTTCTGGTAAATCTCATAGGTCTTGAGATTCTGCTTTGCCTGCTCTGGTGTGATGTCATCCGTTAAGACAAAATCGGATTTTACGCGGTTATACTTTTCGAAGTTCGGGTCAGTCTCCTTCACATCAAACACAGATGAAACGTCCTTCCATTTACCAATAACCTGCGCATTCTGCGTCTCAACAACCTCATCATACTTTTTCTTGAATCCCTCAAGCTCTGTAATCTGAGATTTCAAGCCATCCAGCTCGGCGATTTGGTCATTCAATCGCTGAATTTCCTTGTCTTTATCCTTCAGGGCAATTCTTCGCTCTGCATCCGAACCGTTGGCGTCCTTCAATGCCGACTCCATAGTCACAGCTTCACGATCCATCGCGGCTAACGTGTCTGCAACCAACTCAAGCGCATCCGCCGGTAATGCGGTGCGAACCTTCTTAATCAGATCTCTTACTGCCATCTCGGCCTCCTTGTGCATCTCGCACTTCTTTATCGTCTTTCTTTTTACCGAATATCTTGTCCCAGCGTTCCTGAGACATTGAAATGAACACACTGTTTCGATCTTTATGCAAGACCTGCCTCCTCAAGTGTTAACGATGTCATGAAGAAGTTGTGCTGGCAGTTCCAGCGTGGTTCTCCATGGACTATCGTGAGCGGGCCACCGCCGCGCTCAAATTCTTCCTTTTCTGCATTGGTAAAATAGGGGGCAGCTGCCTTCTGCGTGAGTGCCCAAATACACTCTTTATGGCTGTTGGCCTGCAAGGGTGCCCCCATATAAATCCAAACGTTCGCTTCATCAAAGCCGATCTCCTCGGCCAGTTTATCTTCTAAGTTTTGGCGGAACACATTTTGCATTGTGTTCATCTGTGTGAGTGCCTCGTTTTTGAACCGCTCCGCCTGTTTGACGGTCTCATCCAGAAGGGTGCTGAACTGTTGCCCGGTTGCTACACTGTTGACAAACTTATCACCAACACCAGCAATGAACTTCTCGGCAACGCCCTGTAACTTTCCATAATCCATTGCTTGAATTGACCTGATCGTTTGCGTGTCAAATCCCGACAAATCAGTAAGGCTGAACATTCTCTTTACTTCACTGATCCGCGATGTTGAAACCTTAACGTAATCATCTATTGCAGACTGTACAGCAGCATAGAAACCAGAATTTGATATGATAGCCTCAACATTGCTTTTCAGCAGAATAGCTTTGTTGATGTTGGCATCAGTGAAGGCTATTACGCCATCTTCAATGTCAAAATCAATGTTGGCTGTAATGTCTGCCGTGATCTGCTCAACTATCTTGTCAATTTCGGATTCAAAGTTGTACATTATTAAGCCTTATCATCTTTCTGATTCTGAGTATCTTCCAAATATGGATTTCGTATGTTTGCGATTTCAGCAGCTTCCTTTGCTCGCGCTAAAACGATTGCCAAAGCTTCTTCCCGTGTTGTGATCTCTGGGTTGTGCTGCATTTCATAATCGATAAGGTTGGCCGTACCGTTGGCGAACTTCAAGGCCCAGCCCTGCTCCCGCTCTACAGTAGATTCTAACATCACCGGCTCATGATACTTTAAATTGACAACAAGGTTTTCTGTATTGTCAGATATGCGAACAATTGGCGCTAAGGCTTCTATGATTCGGGCACAAAGGTCTGTTATTGGTTTCTTGTAGTATTTGCGGCGGCGTTTGGTCAGGTCACGGACGTCCTGCTTGGACAGTGCAAGGTGATAGCCGCTTGTTGCGGTCTCACCAATGATCTGTGATTTGCTTAAATTGCATTGCAGCCCAAGACGTTCATAGCGGCTCTGTATTAGCGCGTCAAGCTGCTCAAGCGCCTCGTTGGGGGAGATGTACTGTGCGCTGTTGTTATCGCCACCGAGCGCATTAGCGGGCACGTTTAGATGATAGCTCCTTCCCTTCTTCCAGTTAGAAATACTCTCTTCATCCATCCCGATGGTAAGCAGCTGCGGGATGTTGTATGCTTCTGCCATGGCAAGGTCTGTGCGCTTTTTATCGATCGCAATCGATTTCTGCACCATATATGACCCGCCGCGGTACCATACAGAATCATCAGGCAGGTAGTCGCGACAAATTACAACCGGGATGTCGCGATAAGCTGGGATGTTGTCATAATACTCTATTGTCTCGGCTATCGGCTTGCCCTGCGTGTTAACTCTACAGTTAAACTTGCGCACAACACCATCGATTTTTTCCCAGCAATCGTAAACGTCAACCGCGCTTTTTGTAGCAGTGTTTTCCATCACCCCGACCTGATAGTAAAATCTGATAAACCGTGTCGGATTGTCTGGGTCTTGCTCGGCAAAGCACTTCTCTGGTGTAATTGGCCTGATGACAGGCTTGCCATCTTCGATAAACACGCCAACCGGGCAGTCGCGTAACAGGCGCACATACTTGTCTACGTTGTCCATCACGATGTTGAATTGCATCCGACTTAATTGCTGTTGGAACTTCTCGTTCTGCTCATCGCTTACATCTTGTAGTTCTACGTCAACGCCTTCATCGAACACCAGCGCCGTTTTCTCGATCATTTCCTCAACAGCGTTTTCTGACTCGATGAATTTGCATAGCTCTTCTGCGTCCTTCGAGTCCTCGAACATATCAGCAATGAGGTCTTTAAGCACTTCTCTGTATGCCCCGCGGTAATAGTCTATGTATGTGTCTGCTATGAGGCGCCGCTGGATGTCATCTTCCCATTTCGCGATTATCTGGCCCTGCTGGATTATTGAATTGTTTGTGACAATCATTAGGTTTTACTCCATTTTCCTAAGTAAATTGGTGGAAATTCGTAGAACAACAAATAGCCTAAGGCGTCGGTGAGATGCACAAGTGATTTTCCTTCCTGCTCTTGCTTTTTGTTTAGTCTACCATCTGCCATGCGCTCAACATGCGAAAAGTTGTAAAGTGTTTCGGGGCATGTCTTTGGATTAACATAATACCTTATAGGCCCGTCTATTGGTTTGCAGCAGCTGTTCACACAATTGATCCTGTCCACCTGCGAAGGATTAGCCCTGCGAGCCTTGATCTTGAACCCCAGCTTTTGCAGGATGCCGATGTCTGAGATGCTTGCGTTAGTGCTCCCGTGCTGGCCCGTTGCATCTGGATAGATTGTTGCCGGTAGATATCCGCTTGCGTTTCTTCTTAAATTGTACTTTCTAATGATATGTTCACCCATCTGCTGGGTGTTGCTGTTGCGAAGCACAGACTCACCGTGCTGGTGGAATGCGCCGCCGTAGATGTGCCCCTCTACAGCCGTCATTGGGTCAATGTTGAAATCCATTCCTATGTCAAGGCTCATGCCGGGCTGAAAGTGGCAGTCCTCGTAGTTCTTTTCTGAGAATGCATAGTAAGCAAGTCCTTGGAAGCCCTCAAAGCTGGCTTCATACTCCTGCCTGAAGGTGTGTTCATCCAGCGACCGCCGGGCCTCTTCGATCTCCGCGGCTGGAAGCACGTCTGCACTGTGCCAAGCGTGAAAGCTCCACTCTCCATTCTCTGCATACGCACCGACTCCAGGGGTGATCTTAGGTATCACACCACCAGCAGCATAGGCGCACATGTCACCCCAGTGGTTCATCCCTTCCGGCACACCATTCAGAATTGCGAAGCCTTCATTGTCGGATAGCACCGGGCGGATATGTTCCCCCCACATGTCCGGCTTTTGGTTTCCCATCTCAGTAATGAGAACACCCTTAACCGGCGGGTAAGTCTGGCCCTCTGCACGCTCCGGCCTGTCAAGTCCGATCACTTGCAACTGGCTACCGTTAAGCAATGTGATTTTCCTTTCTGTCTCAGACGGCTTTTTTCTCCAGAACAGCTTCGTATCACGTTTCAGCGTTTCCCAAAAAATAGATTTTGCCTGATCATGCGTCGGTGCACAGAACAGGTACTTGTGTTCTGGCAACACGAAGGCCCCGCGGCCTGGGTCTACCAGCATCTTGCGAACCCCGATGAGGTCTTTTCTGCTGCGCCGGCCTGCCGGTACAGTAATGAATCGGTGCAGATCGTGGTAGTAGCGCAGGTTGGCAGGGGTGAGGTTGCGAAGTCGAACAGGTAGTCCTTTCATTCCGTGTCACCGTTCCTAATCGCTGTAGCGATGTCTTCGAGATCAAGCGTGTCGGCTGTTCCTTCCGCTTCTTTCGTCAGCTGGGCAACGGCCTTGAAATGTTCTTTCTCTCTGTTTGTCAGCCAAAATTCAATCGATCTCTGGTTGGGCGGGATGTAGATTTTCTGTGTGTACTGTACCACCTCAGGCTTGCCATCGATCATCATCACCTTCTCCTGAGTCAAGTCCTTTTCAAATCCACGAGCAAGCCGGTAACAAGAGTTGATTACCTCGAAGTTTGGCTTCTCTTTTCCTTTTTCTCTTGCCTCAGCAAAATCATTGTAACGCTTGATGTACTTAAAGTAAGTATCGTGACTGACCCCGAGCTTTTCTGCTATCTGTTTGTCATTCAGCCCGAGACGTGCGTATTGATACACCCGCTCTGGAAAGTCATCTTTGTACTTACTTTTTGCCATTCGTTATCCTAAAATGGTGGTATACATAGTCTACTTCGCATAAG